GCCAGTACGTCGAGGGCAACGTGCCTGGCCTCACCCACGCCAGCACCGTGCCGTTCTCGCTGGAATACCTCGAGTCCGACATGGTCCCGATGGATTTCAACGACCCGGGTCGCAACATCATCCAGGGCGTGCAGGCCAACGCGTGGAATCGGCCCGTCACGTATTGGGTCTACAAGACCCATCCCGGTGCGCGGCTTACCGCGTACCCGGAACTCAAGGCCGTCCCCACTGAAAACATCGGCCACATCAAGCTGATCGACCGTTTCGGCCAGCGCCGCGGCGTGTCCATGTTTGCCAGCGTGCTCAGCCGCCTGGATGACCTGAAAGACTACGAGGAAAGCGAGCGCATCGCCGCCAAGATCGCGGCGAGCATGGCGGCCTTCATCAAGAAGGGCGATGCGCAGAGCTACGAAACGCCGGCCAGCGCTGAGCGCACGATGCACTTCGAGCCCGGCATGGTGTTCGACTCGCTGGTGCCCGGCGAAGACATCGGCACCATCGACAGCAATCGGCCCAACCCCAACGCCGTCAGCTGGCGCGATGGCCAATTGCGCGCCGTCTCCGCCGGCACCGATGTCAGCTACAGCAGCGCCAGCAAGAACTACAACGGCACGTATAGCGCGCAGCGGCAAGAACTGGTCGAGCAGTGGGCCGCGTACCAGGTGCTCAGCCAAGCCTTCATCGACCAGCACACCGCTGAGGTTTACGCGCGCTTCGTCGGCATGTGCCTCACCGCCGGGCTGATCCGCGTGCCGCGCGGCGTGACCTTTGCCGGGCTCACGAATGCCCTGTACATCCCGCCATCCATGCCGTGGATCGACCCCGCGAAAGAGGCCACCGCCTGGGAAATGCAGGAACGCAACCTGTGGGTGCCGGGCACGGAAATCGTCCGCAAGCTCGGCCGCAACCCGCGCGACGTGTTGCGCGCCGAAAAACAGTGGCGCGAAGCGCAAGAAGCCGCCGGACTCAAGGCCGACCTTGGCGCCAGCAACCAGACCACCGCGGCGCCGCCGGCGCCCGCCGAGGAAACCGCATGAAACCGACTCTGCTTGCCGCCGCCATGGCCGTCGCCATGTGTTCCGCTTCCGCCGCCCGCCCGTGTGCCGCATTCGCCGACACCGATCGCGGCGCCTCCAACCTGCCCACCATCCGACCGCTGATGGTGTTGCGTCCGGTCGCCGCCTCCAGCACCGAATACGAGCTGCTGGTGTACGGCGACATCGGCGACAGCTGGTGGGGCGAGTCCGTCACCGCACTCAGCGTGGTGCAACAGCTGCAGGCGCTGGATGCCGAAGTCACCCAGATCAATGTGCGCATCAACAGCTACGGCGGCAGCGTGAGCGATGGCATTGCCATCTACAACGCGCTCAAGCGTCACAGCGCGCGCAAGGTCGTCACCATCGACGGCGTGGCCATGTCCAGCGCCAGCCTGATCGCGATGGCCGGCGACGACGTGCAGATGCCCGCCACCTCGCTGCTGATGATCCACGCGCCGTGGGGCTACGCCCAGGGCAACGCGCAAGACATGCGCACCATGGCCGACGTGCTCGACACCTACGCCTCGGCCATGGCCGGCGCCTACGCCGGCAAGTCCGGCCGCCCGCGTGCCGACATGCTCGCGCTGCTGGCCGATGGCCACGACCACTACTACACCGGCGAGCAAGCCGTGGCGGAGGGCTTCGCCGACGCGCTGATCGACGCGCTCGACGACACTGCCACGGATGACGAGTCGCAGGCCCGCGCCGCCGGCGTCAGCCGCCTGCTCGCCGGCGCGCCGGATCACATCCGCCAGATCGCCATGTCCGCCGCGGGCAAACACCCGCGCGCGCTGCCACGCGCCAGCAAACCGCGTTTGGTGGTGCCCGAGGGCATCAACCTGGAATCCCTGCAATCCGCGCTGGCATCCGCCAGCGGTCAACGGGCACTTGTCGCCGCCCTTACCACGGCCGCTTCGGCCAACGATGGAGACCTCACGATGAAAGTACGCAAGCTGTTCGCCGCCATGGCGTCCCTGCGCGAGCAGGCTGCCGACCCCTCCGATGGCGCCCGCGGTGCCGGTGGTGCGCCCGCGCCCCAGGCCACCGCCGCCGAGGTGCACGCCGCCCTGCGCGCGCGCAACGACGAGATCACCGCGCTGGTGACCCCGTACCTGCAGCGCGATGGCGTGCAGGCCATCTACACCGCCGCCCTGGCCGACCCGTCCATGGCCGTCGACCGCGTGCGCCAGCAGGTGCTGGACAAGATCGGCGCGCAAACCGTGCCGATCGCCAGCAACGCGCGCGTCGAACTGGTCGCCGACGAGTCGGACAAGTTCCGCGCCGCCGGCGAAAACGCCATCCTCTCGCGCGCCGGCGTGGTGCAGGCCGACGGCGAGAACCCCATGCGCGGCTACCGCCTGATCGAGATCGCGCGCGCGGCAGTCGAGCGCAGCAGCGGCGGCCGTGGCCGTGGCATGAGCTCCATGGATGTGGTGGCCACCGCCTTCACCAGCACCAGCGATTTCCCGGCGCTGCTTACCAGCACCGCCCGTGCCTCGCTGTTGCGCGGCTACGATGAGGCGCCGGAAACCTTCGACCAGTGGACCCGCGCCGGCACGCTCACCGATTTCCGCGAGGCCAGCAAGGCCGGCCTGGGCTTCTTCTCCGATCTGGACCGGATCCCGGAAGACGGCGAATACAAATACGGCACGTTCGGCAAGAACGGCCAGAGCATCGTGCTCGCCACCTACGGCAAGCTGTTCGGCATCACGCGCCAGGCCATCATCAACGACGATCTGGGCGCGTTCACCAGCGTGCCGCAGAAGATGGGCCGCGCCGCCAAGCGCACCATCGGCAACCTGGTCTATGCCGTGCTGGCCAACAACCCCAAGCTGGCCGACGGCGTGGCGTTGTTCCACGCCACCCACGGCAACCTCGCCACCGGCGCCGGCATCACCACCGCCAGCGTGGGCGCGTTGCGCAAGCTGATGATGGCGCAGAAGGTGGACGGGCAGGCGGTCAACATCCCGCTGCGCTTCCTGATCGTGCCGCCGGACGAAGAGGACAACGCCATCCTGGTGCGCGACAACCAGTTCGAGGTCAAGTCCGACGGTTCCACCAGCACCAATGCCAACACCCAGCGCAACCGCTTCGAGGTGGTTTCGGACGGTCGCCTGGCGTCCGGTGCCTGGTTCGGTGCCGCCGACCCCAACCTGTTCGACACCATCGAGGTGGATTACCTCGACGGCGTGCAGCAGCCGTTCCTCGACCAGAAGGATGGCTGGACCATCGACGGCACGGAATACAAAGTCCGCATCGACGCCGGTGTCGCCCCGCTGGACTTCCGCGGCCTGGCCAAGAACCCCGGCGCGTAACCCTCGCCCCGAGCCGCGCCGGTTCGCCGGCGCCGCTCACCGCACAAACCCCTCAGCTACCGGAGCAACACCATGACCACGAAGTATGTGCAGCCGGGCGAAACGATCGACTACACGCCCACCACCGCCAAGTCCAGCAACGATGTTGCCGTCCTCGGCGTCCTGCTCGGCGTCGTCTGCGCCGACATCGCCGCCGACGATACCGGCGCCCTCGCCATCGAGGGTGTGTGGGATCTGCCGAAAAAGGCCGGCAGCGCTATCACGGCCGGCGCCAAGCTCACATGGAGCGTGGCGGATTCGGCGTTCACCACCGGCGCCGGCACGGCCGGCGACACGCTGGGCGGTGCCGTCGCCGTGGCCGCCGCAGCCTCGGCCGACACCGTGGTGCGCGTCAAGCTGCTGCCCGGCACCGGCAGCACGGTGGCCTAAGCCATGCCGTTCATCGCCGACGCCATCGACGCGCACCGTGACCTGATCCTCGCCCTTGGCGGGGAGCTGGCCACGTACGCGCCGGTGGCCGGCGATCCGGTGCCGGCCCTGGCCATGCTCGATCGCAACACCGCCGAAATCGGGGAGTACGGCCAAACCGTCGCCGTGCGCCCGGCCATCACCGTGCTCAACGTCGAGGTGCCGCAGGCGGAGCAGGGCGATCGCATCACCCTCGCCGCCAGCGCGTGGGAGGTGGTGCGTATCGCCTCCGCCGACGACATCGTCACCACCCTGTGGGTGTCGCCCGCATGATCGGCCTGCAGCAGCACATCGACCTGGTCAAGGGGTGGGTGCAGAAAGTGCGCCAAGTCAACGGCTACCTGACCGATGCCGGCGCCAACACCAGCACCGAACGCGTCGGTGGCAACGGTTCCGACAACACGCTGTTCACCGGCGTGTTCCTCGGCGCCGACGTCACGCTGCTCAACAACACGCCCGCGCGCCGCGACTGGCAGTTCGACCTGGCCGTCGAATCACGCATTCCTGTGTCTTTCAAGACCGCCGAGGCGCAAGCCGTGGCCGTACTGGAGGACCTGTTCCGTGCCATCCCGGCCAAAACCTGCGCCGGCGCGGACAACCTGCAAACCCTGGCCATCACCGGCGGCGGCATTGTCCGCGAGCCGGATGGCGTGCCCTACATCGTGGTGAGTGTGACCCTGCGGGGCACTTGCTTCGAGTTCACCTCCACCCCGCCCGCGTAACCACCTCGGAGAAAAACTATGTCCGGCCTGCTCTGCTCCGGTAATGTCCAAATCGCGCTGCTCGGCGACGACGGCACGTTCACGGGCTACATGGGTGTGAAAAACACCGTCAAGCTCGAGATCGCGTCCGCCGACAGCAACGAAAAAACCCGCAACTCCAAGATGATCGAGAACTTCGGCGTGCCGCTCGACACCGTCTACGCCCCCGGCGCCGACAAGCTCACGATCGACCTGGACGAACACGACGCCGACATCGCCGGCCTGTGCTTCCGCGGCACCGTGCAGACGCTCACGGCCGCCGCCATCGTTGCCCAAGAGGTCAGCGTGCCCGTGGTCAAGGGCGTGTGGCAGCCCATCCAGGCCGGCGCCTATGGCCTCACCGACGTGGCCGTGGTCGAGGATACCGTCACCGACCCGGCCACCTACACGCTGGGCACGGATTACCAGCTGGACGCCGCCGGCGGCATGATCCTGTTCCCGGAAGGCACCACCATCACCGACGACCACGTCAACGTCACCATCAGCGCCCCGGCCATCGCCGGTAAGCGCGTGCGCCCGGCCACCCGCACCACGTTGCGCTGCCGAATCTTCGGTCGCATGAAGAACATGGCCAACGGCCGGCAGATCATCCTCAACATCCCGGATGCCTCGCTGTTTCCCAGCTCGCCGGTCGATTTCCTCGCCGACGAATTCGCCGTGGCCAGCCTGGGCGGCACCATGAAGTCGGTCAACGGCGCCGACCCGTACACCATCGACTATCTGTAAGTCGATGGCGCGAAGGAAAGGGCCGGCGTGCAACGCGCCGGCCCTTTCGTTTGAGTGCCACCCGTCTGATAAATCTGGCACGCCCGTTCGCCGACGCTGACGGGCATGGCATCGCGTCGAAATTCCGCTCTCAAGATCTACGTCAACGGTCGCGTGGCGGACGGCTTCTACGGCCTGTCGAAGCGAGTAGGGCAGACCGTATCGCGCATGTCGGTCGCGTCACAGCGCGCCCAAGCGTCGCTGGCCCGGCGCGTGCAACCGCTGACGAAGAGCGAAGTACGCAAGGTCTACGGCATCAAGGCCAGCGCGCTCACCAGCCGCATGCGCCTGGAGACCGGCACCCGCAAGCAAAGCGACTACCTGAGCATCTGGGCCAGCACGCGCAAGCTGCCGCTGATCGACTTCGGCGGTAGCTGGGGCGGGCGCCGTACGCCGGGCGCCGTGGCATCCATCCTTGCCGGTGCGCGCAAGACCTACGGCGGCGCGTTCATCGCCACCGTGGGGTGGCGTGGCACGTCCGGTGGCGCAGTGAAGGACGGTACCAGCAGCCGCAACATCTACGTGCGCAGCCAGGGGCCTGATGGTCGGCGCGTGGGTCGCGGCCCGTTGCGCATGCTCAAGGGCCCCAGCGTGTTCGAGATGATCGCCACGCAAGGCAGTGGGCGCGGCCTGCCGGTGGCGGCGACGATCCTGCCGCAGCTGCAGGATTACTACGTGTCGGAGTTGACGCGCCAGATCGCGCTGGTGCTGCGCGATGGCTGACGCGCGCTTCGAGGAAGCCATCCGCCTGGCGTTTGAAACATCGGGTACGGAAGGCATCAAACAAGCTGCAGGCATCATCGCCAGCA